CGGGCGGGCTGGAAAACCTCAGCTATCCGGTCAAGTGGAGTATCGAAAGCGGCTGCGCCGAAATCCCGATTCCGGACAACGCGGACGCTTCGGCAATGCGCCTGATGGCAGAGGTAGGGCTTCGGCAGCTGGCCGGGGCGCGGGACGATATCCGCATTTTAGACGATTGACGCGCGGGAAAGACCGCAGATGATAGAATCCCACCTTACAGACGACACGCGGGACAGACCGCAGGAGGCACAGATGTACACAATTTTGAAAATCAACCTGTCCGCCTTTGAGGGCGGCGGGGACGGCGCGGCGGCTCCGGCGGCGGCGCAGGGCAGTAATCCGGCACCCGCCCAGCCGGGAACGGGCAGTAACGCGGCCAACGCCCAGCCGCAGAGCGGTAACGCGCCGGACGCTCAGGCGCAGGGTCAGCAGCCCCCCGAACCGACCTTTGACGAGCTGGTCAAGGGCAAATACCGTGCCGATTATGAAGCGCGGGTGCAGGAGTTTGTTACCAGACGGCTGCGCAATGCCAACGCCGAGCTGGACGGGATGCGCCCGATTATGGCGATCCTTCAGCAGCGGTACGGCGTGGAGGACGGCAAGGGCGCGGCGGCAGCTGTGCTGGAGGGGCTGCGGAATGATGAAACCTACTGGCAGGCGGCGGCGGACAAGGCGGGCATGACTGCCGAGCAGATGCGGCAGATGGCGATGGCCGAGGCGCATTCGCGGGAGCTTCAGGCGCGGCTGGACGCGTTTCAGACCGAAGCGGCAAAGCAGGAAGCGTTCCGGCAGCTGGCCGCGCAGGTGGAACAGGTCAAGGCGCAGTATCCGGATTTCGATGTCAACGCCGAGCTTGCCGCAAACCCGCGCTTTGGCGCGATGGTGCGCAACGGCATCGACATGCTGACCGCGTATCAGGTGTGCCACCAGCAGGAATTCCTTGCGGCGGCACAGCGGCAGGCCGAGGATAAAATCGCGGGCACGGTGCGCGCCAACCAGGCGCGGCCTGCGGAAAACGGAACGGGCGGGAGCCAGCCGGTCAAGCTGAACAGCGACCCGTCCAAGTGGACAATGGAACAATTCCGCGACGTATATAAACGCGTAGGACGCGGGGAACGGATTGTTCTGTAAAAGAAAGGAGCGGTGCAGAATGCTGCATCTTTTGAAAGTAAATTTGAGGGCGTTTGACGGCGCTGCGGGCGACGTGCACCAGAACAACCTCAACACGCACACCACCGGCACGGCAGAGCTGTCGGCGGAAATGAAAACCTATTACGACACCGCGCTGATCCACGCGGCGGAGCCGAAGCTCGTGCACGCGCAGTTCGGGCAGAAGCGGAACATCCCGCAGGGGCGGGGCAAAACCATTGAGTTCCGCAAGTTCAGCCAGCTGCCGAAAGCGCTCACCCCGCTGACCGAGGGCGTTACCCCGGACGGCGGCTCGATGAAGGTTACCAGCGAGACCGCGACGGTCAACCAGTACGGCTATTACATCGCGATTTCTGATTTGCTCGACCTGACGGCGCTTGACCCGATGGTTCAGGAGGCAGTCACGGCGCTCGGCGGTCAGGCGGGCCGCACGCTGGATACCGTGATTCGTGAGATTCTGAACGCGGGCACCAATGTGCAGTATGCCGAAGGCCAGGTCGCCAGCCGCGCGGCGCTTACCAGCGAACATAAGCTGACGGTCAAGGCGGTCAAGATGGCGGTGCGCACCCTCAAAAACGCCAACGCGGACACGATTGAAGGGGATTTCATCGGCATTATCCACCCGGATATCGCCTTTGACCTGACCGAAGATCCCGAATGGAAGTACCCGCACCAATATGCCGATACCAAGGAGATTTACGAGGGCGAAATCGGCAAAATCGCGGGCGTGCGGTTCGTGGAGACGACGGAAGCCAAGATTTTCGAAGGTTCGGTGTATTCGACCCTGATTATCGGCGCGAACGCTTACGGCGTGACCGAAATTGATGGCGGCGGCCTTAAAACGATTATCAAGCAGAAGGGTTCCGCCGGGACGGCTGACCCGCTGGACCAGCGCTCGACCGCAGGCTGGAAAGCAATCCTTACCGCGAAGATTCTGTCGGATGAGTACATGGTGCGCGTGGAGACCGGCTCGACCTTCTCCGGCGCGGCAAACTAAACGGAGGGTATCATAATGTCAAAGAAAACAGCAGAGCAGCAGACACCGGATGAGCTGCGCGAGATGGAACCGCAGGAAAGCAGCGATTCCGTGACGGACAATCGCGAAAGCGTCGCGGCTCCGAAAACGGAACGTCTGTTGATTCCGCTTGACCCGAACGGGACGAGCGATTCCGTTTATCTGTGCGTGAACGGCAGAAACATGGTGGTCAGGCGCGGCGAGCAGGTTGAGCTTCCCGCCGCGTTCGCGGAGGCGTACCGCAACGCGCAGGCACAGCAGGCGGCGGCGCTCCGCGCACAGCAGGCCGCGCTGTCGAAAGATTAACATAATATTATCCGCTGTATGGCTGCGGCGCGGGGCCGGACGATTTGATTTCCGTCTTGCCCCCGTTTGCTTTATAGGAGGGATTATGAAAGCCGGTTATTTGATGGAGCGGCTGCGCGAGGTGCGCAGCACGCCCTTTGACCCGCAGGCGGTTTTTGACGAGCTGTCGCGGGTGGAAAGCATGGTTTCCGAGGAGGTTTGCAGGTTGGGGCCGGTGCGGCTGGTGTTCGGGGAGGACGACGAAACCGAGCTGCTTGTGGGGCCTCCTTACGATGGGATGTACCTGCATTATCTGTGCGCGAAGCTTGACCAGATGGCGCAGGAGTATGATTCCGCCAACACTGAAATGTCCGTGTTTACGGGACTGTATGACGAATACGCCAAGTGGTACCGGCGCACCCATTTCCCCCGCCGGGGCGCGGAGGTGAACAGCTATGTTTAATTACCGCATTCCGGGAGCAAACGCGGGCAGCACGGTCACGTACCAGTTTACCGGGCTTGACCGGCGGGCGCGGATTCAGGACGGCGCGTGCCGAGAGATGCGCAATATGAGCACCGACAACGCGCCCTGTCTCAGCCCGCGCAAAGGGCGGCGGAAGGTGGCCGCGTATTCCTCGGCAACGTTGATTCTGCATAAGGACGGCAAGCCCTTTGTGGTGGATGGGGCGGCGGTCAAGTTCGATGGCCGGACGGTCGGCAGTGTGGCCGCTGGGCGCAAGCGTGCCGTGGTCATGAACGACTGGATTTTTCTTTGGCCGGATAAGAAGGCGTTTAATGCAAAAGCAGAAGAATTTTGCAGCATGGAAGCAAGCGTCGGCGCGCTGGCGGTGAGGTTCACGAACAGCACGATTAAACGCACGGACGGCGGCGGCTGGCCGTTCAAGGCTGGCGACGGCGTAACGATTGAGGGCTGTTCGCAGGAGTACAACAACCGTACCGCCGTAGTGCAGGCCGTGGATGGCAGTACATTAACCTTTTACGACAATGTTTTCCAGTACGGCGAGCTTGGCGGCGAAGGGAATCAAAGCACGCATGAATGGCAGGAAGGGGCGGTCACACTCTCCCGCACGGTGCCGGATTTGGATTTTGTCTGCGAGAAGGATAACCGGCTCTGGGGCGTGTACGAGAACCATATTTGCTGCTGCAAGCTCGGCGACGGCTTCAACTGGAATGTGTTCAACGGGCTGGCGACCGACGCTTATGACGTGGGCGTTGGCTCGGACGGAGACTTTACCGGGATTGCCGGGTATGCAAGCTATGTGCTGGCGTTCAAAGAAAGCTGTGTGCACAAGCTTTATGGCACGAAGCCGACGAATTTCACGGTCAATACCTCGTATATTTCGGGAGTACAGGCGGGCTGCGCGGATACGCTTTGCGTTTATAACAACGTGTTATACTACCTCAGCCGGGAGGGCGTAATGGCGTACGGCGGCGGCACGCCGGAGCCGGTCGGGATGCAGCTGGCCAGCTCCTATGACCGCGCCTGCGCCGGGATGCACGGGGCGAAGTATTACCTCTGCGGCGTCGGTCAGGAGGGCGCGGAAATTTTGGTTTATGACACTGAAAAGAACCTGTGGGCGCGGGAGGATGAGACGGAAGCCGCAGGCTTTTCGAGCTGCGGCGGGGCGCTGTATCTGCTGGATGCGGACGGCGGTCTGTGGCAGTGCGGCACGGGCGATTTGGTCAGCTGGGAAGCCGTGTTCGGGCCGTTTGAGACGGTTGCGCCAGAGAAGAAAAAGAGCGGCAGGCTTGATTTGGTGCTCACCGCCGACCGGGGTGCTGTCCTCGCCGTGGATACCCGCATTGACGGCCAGGGCTGGCGCGAAGCGTGGAGCGGCGCGGCAAGGCGGACGGACTGCACGGTCGCGGTGCCGTATCTGCCGGTTCGCGGGCATGGGTTCAGTATCCGCCTGCGCGGGACAGGGCGCGTGACACTGCACGCGATTAACCGGAGATTTAAGGAAGGGAGCGCGCGATAATGGCGTATTTTTCGGAGGCACAGCTGCCCCGGTACCGGGAGGAGGATTTGCCCGGGACGGTCAAGAAGCTGTACAACTTTTGCCGGGAGCTTCAGGAAATGCTGCAATTCGTGTTGTCCAATCTGGACGCGGACAATATCGAAGGTTATGAGGAGATTTTTAACCGGCTGACCGATGCTGACGGGAATATTTCGATTCTCAAGCAGACCGCTGAGGAAATTTTAATGCAGGTGCGGCGGAATGAGGGGCAGCTCGGCGAGCTGTCGGTCAAAGCGGACGGGATTTCGGCGCGGGTGCAGGACAATGAAAAAGGAATCGCCGAGCTGAAGGTTACGGCGGACGGGATTTCGCAGCGGGTGGCGGACAACGAAAAGAACCTTTCCAGCGTCACGCAGACAGCAAGCAGCATTTCACAGCGGGTCGCCAACGCGGAAGGCGATATTTCCACGCTGGAGCAGACCGCAAGCGGGCTTAGGAGCAGGGTTTCCAGTGTGGAAGGCTCGATGTCGTCCGTAGAGCAGACCGCAAACGGCCTTTCTTCAAGAGTGACAAGCATGGAAGGCTCCCTTTCCACGGTGCAGCAGACCGCCAACGGCCTGACCAGCAC